TACTTATCTTTTTTAGAGAATGTCTCATCATCATTATTAAGCATTATTTTTCTTTGCTCACTACTTAAAGTTAATTTGTGATAAATTAACTCATCTTGAAATAGTCCATTAGTCCAAAGTGTTTTAGGTTCACCAGCAAATCCTACGTGGTTATACATTGTAATATTGGTCCCAACTTTACAAAATCTCAATATTAATATTGGGAATTGTAGTCTACCAACAAAGTCTGTTGGTGTTTGTTCAATAGCATCAAAAAATATAGAATCAAATTTTTCATCTAATTCAATAGTCTTCCAATCTCCGTGAATAATTTTTGTGTTTGGTTTATCTTTTGACCACTCAACTGCTCTATTGTATATTTCATCATTTAATTCTATGATGGTGTGAGATTTGATATTCTGTCTTTGGATATGGTTTGCACTGATACCCATACCAAATCCACACTCCAATATATGACCACCACTACGACAAGTTATTTCTGCTTGAAATTCCATATGTGGTGTATCCCAATCACCTTGGATATAATTACCTATGGGATTATCCCAAGTTATTTTATTTTTATGAAATTGAAGTTTATATTCTTTATACTTTTTATCCGTTGGATTCATTTGACATACCTGAAGACTCTAACATTTTTTGTGGAACTATTCCACAATTTCCACAACTATAAACTTGTATTGGAACTATTGCCTCTTGTCCTGTTGGTGACATCAATGCGGATATTTTCTTTAAAAAGAAAGCTGGTATGAAAGATGCGTTTCCACACTCGTCACAAACAATAGTGTCAGCTTTTGATATATCTAATTGTTGTGGTTGTTGTGGAATTCCTCCGTCTGGATGACTCATTTGATACTCCCTATTATTTCTACAAACATAGCCATAATATTTATTTCTTTGTCCACTACAACTGCGTCTGATTGTTGGTATTTACTTAGAATCAATATACACTCAGCGATATGTCCTTGACCCCAATCATCTACGGTATCAAACATCAATCTGAATAAATCAGAAAAGTCCGATACTTTTGAATCTGCTAACAATTGTCTAATGTTTTTAAATGAGTTCTTTTTATCTTGTGTCTTCAATATATCTAACACTTGATTTTTGTAATCATTTTGAACAATAGTATTTTCATCAATCGTCAGTTTGGAATTTACAACTTGTCTTTGAGCTCCGTTGATTACTCGTCTAATATCTGGATAACCGCCGTTTACAATGGTGGCTATATCTTTTACATCATACTGAACGTTTTCGTTTGTCAATATATTTGCCAGATGTTGTGCGACTTGTTTTCTATCAGGTGGAACTATCTGAAATGATTGACAACGACTTTGTATCGGGTCAATTATTCTTTCCACATAATTACAAGTCAATATAAAACGACAATTCTTTGAGAAAGTTTCCATAAGATTACGAAGTGCTGCTTGAGCGTTTGGTGTAATGTAATCACACTCATCCAAGATAATAACTTTCATATCTTTGAAACCTAATGTTGATGCGAAGTTCTTGACTTTCTCACGAACCACATCTACACTATTCTCGTCTGATGCGTTTATATATAAATAGTCACAATCAATATTATTAACCAATAGTTTAGCAAGAGTAGTTTTACCTGTCCCTGCTCTACCAAATAACAATAGATGTGGTATATCTCCTGATTCAAGATACACCGACACCTTAGATTTTAAATGGTCATTACCTATATAATTGTCTAAACTATTAGGGCGATATTTCTCCACCCATAAACTATGTTTTAGACTTTCCATTAATTAACTGCTTGTGTTGATACCAAGAAATATTCTGAATCATAATTATCAATTGAGAATTTAATTCTTGATAATCCTTGTGAACTAACTTCAAGTGTTGCACTTTCACAATCTTTATTTGATTGTAAAATAGATGCGAACATATTGGCATTAAATGATATTGGTTCCATCATTTTATACTTTGTAGTTTCAACTGGAATCGTTACACGATTAGATGCAATACTTGCATATCCAATCACAATTTCTGCTTTGTCGTTGTCAGTTAATATTGTAAAAGTCTCTGCTTCTGATAAAGCACCTTTACCACTAATAAATGTATTGATGAAATGTGCGTCTACCTTGATACCTAACTCAAATGAATCTGGTAGATTCTTAAGTTCTGGTGGTGTTGGTATAACTGACAAATCACTCAACATATATTTAGATTTTGTTTTTCTTTTAGTATCTTCTAATTCCATAGAAATAAACTTATCACCTGCTCGTGATAAACTTACATCAACATCATCTCCCAATACTGATAGTAAAGAACTTAATTGTCCTGTGTTGTAAACTCCAAGTTCACAAGGTTCCAAGTGTTTAAATTTACTTAAAACTACTTTACCCACGACTGACTTATCACCTGAGATAAATCTTGTTGCTAAACTATCACCATTAGATACCCATTTGGTAGATTTTATTTCTCCGCCTAATGTATATTTGTTGATGAAATTAGTTAATTGAGATTTGTTCATTGTAACTCCTATTTGGTTTATATATAAATATAATATTGTTTTTTGAAAATCTAATTTATTTTTAAAAGAACCTATTCATTGATGTTGTTTTGTCTTCTACTCCACCCCAATGCATTGCTTTGTAAAACATACCGAGTTTCTTTGACATCGCCTGTTCATACATTTTGTTGTGGTCTATATAATTTTTGATTAATTCTAATATTTCTTTTGGGTCTTCGTGTCCTTTGAATGCGATAGAGTCAAATCCAAACTGATTCTCTCTTAGATATACCCATTTAATTTTACTACCATTTGTAATCTTTTCATATTTCTTACCCTCATACCAATGGTCAATCAAAGAATTGTAATTTATCGCTGCTTTAACGTGGACCGGTGCACCTTTCTTGTATTTACTAAATGATGATTCTTCATCTTTTACCTCATACTTTCCAATACCTTTTACACCGATTGGATTCGCCATAACTTCATACGATAGATTATGCATATTTCTTTTGAACAATGATATTCTTTCGTCTATTTTTTCTTTCGGAACATTTGCCAGAATATCATCTAATACATTTGATAACAAATCTTTCATAGCGACTGCGAAATTACTTCTAATGGTGTCCAATCCTTTAACGTGAATCTTATTTACTTTACGACCTGCGTCATTAATGATTCGTAATCCGTATCGTTTCTTTGTAATAAATAAACCTGTCTTTGCGATTACCTCTTGTTTAATATCAAAAACGTGGTCTGTTACATTACAAAACTTCTTTGCAAAGTAATTATAACTCTCGTTCAGATAATCTTGAACCTCTGCACAAATCTCCATAATTCTTGTGGTCATCATAGTTTCAGATAGTTCTTGGTTTGGAAATCTCTTTTCAACCAATGGAATCGCAGATGCGAAAATAGAGTCAGTATCAATATAGATAACATAATCCTCGTTCGTTCCTAACTCATTATTGTAAAAGTGATTAGTAATCTTTTTACTAAACTTAATCAATTGTTGACCTGTCAATGTGGTTGCCTCTGCATTATCCAAATCATAAAATCTAAATACTGGTAATCCCAATACACCATACAATGAGTTCAATACAATCTTTTGAATATGTTGTCGTCTATCAAAGTATTCTTCTTTTTCTTTAT